CGCGCGCGCATCTGCTCGAGCTGGTGCTCGAGGATCATGGTCTCGTTGGCGTCGAGCCGATCGGCGCCGTAGAGCTCGGCGCGGTGCACGATCATCGCCGTATAGATGCGATCGAGTTCGACGGCATCGAGCCGCTCGCTCGAGAGCCGGCTGAGTTCGCCCGCGATCTGGTCTCGGCTGTAGGGCGCCAGTGTTTGAAGTTGCACGAGCATGGTGGTGGTGGTCTCCTTCGCGCGTCTTAGAACAGGTCGATCTCGACCAGCACGAGCGTGCCCGCGGTGGCATCGGTGAGAAAGATGGCGTGCGTCAGCTCCGCCGCTGAGGCGGTATCCACGTCGCCACGGAAGCTGCCGAGTTCAGTCCCGCCGGCGCCGGCAGCGAAGCGCACGAACGGGTGCGTCCAGCGCGCGACCGCGGACTCAGCCAGCACCCAGACCCGGCCGCGCCGGATCACTCCGATGGGCCGCGATGCCGGGAATTCGTCGCAGCAGCCCTCGCGGGTGGGATCGAGGAACGTGATGCCCATCGCGCCGGGCTTGGTGATCTCGGCCGCAGCGGCCGGCAGCTTCGCGGCGTTGCGGACCTTGCCGGCGGTCTTGTCTGCGGTGAGCAACTTGCCGACCTTGACCTCGACCTGTGGGATCACGGTATCGGTGTATTTGGTGAAGTCCTCGGTGACTAACCCGAGAACCGCCACCGGCTGCGCGTAGTCGTATGAGGTTTGCATCAGGGCCGGTCCTTGCTCGTGGCGAGCGGCTTTTGCCAGTCGGGGACGAAGGGGTCTCGCCGAGCAGCGGGGGTGGACTGCGTGCCGTTCGAAGTGGTGGCCGCGCGCGAGCGATCGAGCGCATCGTTGCGCCCGGTGCTCGCGTGCGCTGGGGCGGACTCGATCGCGTGATCGAACCGCGCGCTCACGTACTCGTCGCTCTTGCCCTTGAGATCGAGCTTGGCATCGAGCTTGGTGAGCACCGCCTCGTGGATCTGGCGGGGCGTCTGCCCGTCGAACTTGTGCTCGGCGGGCAGCACCTTGCGCGCTTGCTCGAGCAGCGTCGCTCGCGCATGCACTGCAGCGTCGACGCGCGCGGGGTCTGCGGCCGCCGTGAGCTGCTTTTTGACCTCGTCGTGCTCTTTGGTGAGCGCGTCGAGCCGGCCCTGCGCGGTGTCGCGCTCCTTGGTGCGCTCAGTGAGCGCGTCGTCGCGCTGCTTGAGCCCTTTCTCGATGACCTGGGCCCATTGCTTGGGCACTTGGACGTCGAGCTCATCCACTCGAATCGTTACGTGATCCATCTGCGCGTCACCTCCCGGCAGGTCCGTTGTCCCGTCATCCCGCCGCTCGGGCGGCGCACCATAGGCGGTCGCGGTCATCGCGTCGCCAGAGTCCAGGCGCAGCGCGACTTCGCTGCCGGCGCGGCCCCAGTTGCGCGGCCCGAGTGCGGCGTGGTTGTACACGATGTCGCGCTGCACTGCGTCGTAGTGCTCGCCGTCCCATACGCCCGGCGTCGCATCGATTGCGCACGCATAGCCGCAGCTGATCTCGCGGCGCTCGCCGCGCTCGACCAGTGCGATCATCTGCTCGTCCTCGATCGTGACTGTCGCTGCGACGCGATGGCCGTCCTGCCGCACTGCCTCGCCGACGTGCCCGACCCGCAGTGAACGGACGTTCTTCGGGCTGACCATCTCTTTCGGGTGCAGGTCAGTGAGCGGCGCAGCAGACAGCGACTCGAGCGACGCGGGCCGGAACACTTCGTCGGGGTGCCGCAGCTCACGGACGGTGGTCCCGTCGGCGCGCTTGTACTCGAGTACGCCAGCGCGAGTCACATACGCAGGCACCCTGAGAAACCCTTGCGGGGTACGCACTGGCCTACCGATCTCAGCTACGTCGTACCGATGAACGAGCACGAGGCGCTGGTATGCGCGGCTTTTCAGGGTGTCAAGCGTCGTGCGCTGCCTACCATCACCCCGATCTCGTCACCGGCGGCGCTTCCTCTGGCGCGCGGGCACAGGGGGCGGCACCAGCGACGGCCGGCGCGGCGGCGTGCTGGGTGCTGGCGGGGGGTCGGTCGTACCAGTGAGCAGCCCGGCCTCGCGGAGCACAGCATCGACGTCCGGGATCGCTTGGCACCGGCAGTTGATTGGCTGCCCGGGGTGCGCCGGCTCGCCGTCGACGGTCGGGGGCGCGTCCCAGCGCTGCGTCGTCCCTTCGAGCGCGCGGTGGCTCTTGCGTACGCGCTCGTCTTTGACCGTCGACCAGGTGTACTGCTCGATCCCGACCTGCTGCTGCCGGATGCGGGTGAGCTCAGCGTTCAGCGTCGTGACTTGATCGCGAGCGATGAGCGCAGCGCGACGCTTGGTGGCGCCGAACTTCTCGACGATGTCGTCTGCGATGTCCTCGTATCGCAGCCCAGCTCGAGCGCCGCGCAGCACGATGCCCTTGAGGTCGTCGAGCTCGTCGGTCATCAGCGACTTCACGAGGCGCACGTTGTCCTCGACGAACGTCTCGATGTGCCCGGCAAGGATCGCCGGATCAGCGTGCACGTCGATGTTCGCGACAGTGCGCACTTGTTTGTTGAGCTCTTTGCGGCTGTGCTCAGCGACGCGCAGCGCGTTCTGTTCGGCGAGCAGCGCGATCCTGCGCTCGGGGATCTCGCGCTCGAGCTCCTTGCGGATGCGCTCGATCTCGGCGGCTGTGCGGCCGCCGGTCGCGTCGATGCGCAACTCTATCGCGTCAGGTCGCAGCGCGTTGTGCGCTTCGATGATGGGGCGCAGCGCCGGCAGCAGGTCGCGCCGAACGCGCGCGTGCATCGCGTCGACCATCTGCAAGATGCCGCGCAGGTACGCGACGCGCGGCGCTGACGGCTGTCGTGCCTGGGGCACCGGGCGCTTGCGCCGCTGGGGTCGACGACCCATCAGCGCGAGCTGCAGCAACCCGCGATTGACGGCGGGCATTACTTATCCTGCGGCGGCGCGGGTTCAGCCGTCGGCGGCGCGAAAGACGTGGGCGGCGGCAGCGCGGACTTGGCCGCTGGAGTGAAGCCTGCCCCCGTCTCGCCCATGAGCTTCTCTGCCTCGGCGGCGGACATCTGAAACGCCAGCATGAGCATCTGAACACCGGTCGACCGCGGGATCTGGTTCGATGCGACCGCCGTGACGATCTCCAGCATCGACGTGACCTGCGCGCCGTTGAGCGCAGTGTCCTGTACCTTGGGGTCGGCGGGATCGCCAGCAACGGGGGTTGTGCCTGTCGCGGGGTCAGTGCCCGTCGGGTCGGCGGCGAGCTCCTTGTCGACCTCGAGCGCTTGCGTGCGCGCCTCGACGTCGATCGTTGAGAAGTCGCCCGATTGCGCCAGGTCGAGCGCGCCCTCCTCGGGTAGGATCACCTGCGCATCGACCAGGGTGGCGATGGTGTCGCCGTTGATCTTGCGCGTCTCGGCCCGCTCCTTCCCGGTGGGCTGCCACAGCGAGTTGAACTTGAGCTTCCAGTTCTCGGGCTCTTGACCATGCGTCGGCCCGCTCTTGGCGAGCATGAAGACCCGTACCACGCGCTCGAGCCGCGGCCGCAGCACGTCGTTCTGCGCGTCCTCGACCACGTCGTACCAACCGCGCGTGTCGCTCTCGCCGGTGGCGTTCAAGCCGGCAGCCGAGCGCCCGTAGAGCAGCGCCACCGGCATCTCGGCTGCCGCAGCGTCGCGCATCATGAAGCGGTCGAGCATCTCGGGCAGCCCGCTAAAGCTCGTAGCGACGCGGGTGAACTCCTCGCGCTCTGCGTCGACGAGGATCGCGCGGCACACCGAGCGCGCCATGTCCATGATCTCCATGCGCGCCCGCAGCCGCGCCTCGCCGCCGGTCGCAATGATCTCAGACAGGTGGTCGATCTTCAGCACGGCCTGGCTTGCGTCGGTCAAGAGATGCGCGGCTGACTGCCAGCTGCTCGCGCTTTGCCGCAAGCAATCCTGCGCGCGCTGCAGCACCGAGTTGTCCCAGTCGTCGGCGCCCTGCTCGCTGCGCGCTGTGAGGGCGCCTGGAAAGAAGACCAACCGCGACTCGTGGATGAGCACCTCGAGCGCTGCGTCTCTGCGGACATCAGCGCGGCGCACCGCGTACAGTTCTGGCTGCCCGAACTTCGGGCCATGGATGTCGCTGTACCGCTTGCGCACTTCTAACTGCGGCCGCCTCAGCACGTTGAGAAACCGCACCTCTACGATCTTGTCCTCAGCCAACGGCTCAGCGGGCAGCAGACCATCGTCGGCGCCGATGTACACCGCGCCCGCCCCGTACAGTCGCGCCCAGATCCATGCCTCGCGCAGCTTGGGCAGCACGGCCAGGTCCTCGAGCTGCGCGTAGAGCGCGCGCATCGCGGCGGCGCTCTCGTCGTCGCT